GTAGATAAGTATAGAACTAAAGGTGATTCTAAAGCAGTTTTAGGTTTATTAGGTAATGATTTAAAAAAATGCTTAAAGGGCAAAGCTCAATAACTTTGTAAAAATATTCTTTTCGTTTGTAATTTTATATTTATCGGTAAAGTTAATAAACCAAAGATAGATGAATACACAGTTATTATGTCTTTTTACCATAAAAGAAGAGTTAGATAAATCGTTAGAATTTGTTCTAAATCAGTATATACTTACAAACCCAAACGTATTTGTATTAGAAAATAAAATAAATGAGGGAGAACTATACATTACATTTAATGTTAAAAAAGGTTCTTCTGCAATACCATCTGATTGGAAAACAATTTTAGTTCATAGAAAAAAACAGTCAAATACAATATACACCATCAACGCACTCAATGAAGTAGTTAAATCAAAGACGGGTGGGATATTAGATAGTTCGTATATGATTGATTGGGATGAATTTAAAAATTGTATTATTACAACATCTTCAATTGGATATAAAAAAATTCCTACAAAAGTTTTTAAAAGTTTTAATACGGAGGAGTTGGAATTCTGATTTTTTTTTCATATATTAGTAGTATGAAAAGAAATAGATTCAAACCTATTCAAATTTACGTTCAAGACCCTGTAGATGTTTTCCAAACTCATAGAATGGAAATGTCTAAAGCAATTATTGATTCAATTTCATTTGGAATTCGAAACAATAAATCTCGCGTTGACTTTGCGCATGTAATAATCAAATATTCGATTGTTATTACACTTTCAATTGATAGTAAAGAATTCATAAATTTATTAGATGAAAACATCGAAACCCTTGTAGAATATGAGGAGTATGAAATGTGTGCTCTAGGAATCAAATTAAAAAATAAAATAAATAAAAAACTTTTAAAAAAATAAGTTATGTTAGACACCAAAAAAGAACAATCCGCAGTCGAATATTGTGAAGAAACTTATCCAGAAATGACTTTTGAATTTAAAAATATTCTGGATGAAATGTATACTACTTTTTGTAAAAAACAAAGAAACTATGGACCTGGTAATATTTCAGTAGGTACATCACTTCAAACTAAAGAAGATGTTAAATTATCATTGAATGGTCTATGGTTCAGAAAGAACGATAAAATCAACAGATTAAAGCAATTGGTAGTATTGGGACATCCTGATGAAGTGTCTGAAACTATTGAAGATACCTACCAAGACCTAGCAGTTTACTCCGTAATTTCTCAATTAGTGAGTAGAGGGAAGTGGGCAAAATAAAACTTGGAAATGTAACAAATTTATTGTATATTTGTTACAAGAAAAGTAAAAAGGTTATATTTAGATATAAGGGAATCGCGATAAAACCTTCAAACTTAAAACAATTTATTAACACTTAAAACTTAAAAAGCAATGGACATTTCATTAGCACTCAAGAGATTTAGCTCTCTTCAAAACAACACAAAGAAGTCTGATTCCATTTGGAAGCCAGCAAACGGAAAATCTCAAATCCGTTTAGTACCTTACAAATTCAATAAGGATAATCCTTTCATTGAATTGTATTTTCACTACAATATTAACAACAAAACTTATCTATCTCCAATTTCATTTGGAAGACCTGACCCTATCGTAGAGTTTGCTGAAAAGCTAAAGCGTACGGGAGATACTGATGATTGGAAAGCAGGTAAGAAAATGGAGCCAAAATTAAGAACATTCGCACCAGTTATCGTAAGAGGTAAGGAAAGTGAAGGAGTTAAGTTTTGGGGATTTGGAAAAACTGTATATCAAGATATTTTAGGATATATAGCAGACCCTGATTATGGTGATATTACAGACCCACACACAGGACGTGATATTGTATTAGAAGTAGTATCTGCGGAAGAATCAAATGCAGCATACCCAACAACTACAATCAGAGTTAAACCTGCCGTATCTAAAATTTTGGATGACCCACAGGCAGTAACTGAATTATTGAACGCACAAAAAGAGATTACAGAACTATATTCTGAATTATCTTACGATGAATTGAAGGGTGTATTGGAAAATTGGTTAAACCCATCTGCGCCATCTAATGGTAGTGGAAACCCAATTAATGAGGAATTGGCATCGGCAAAATCACAACCTAAACAATCAAATGTATCTACTGATATGGGTGGTACTCAAGAAAGTGGTGGGTTACCTTGGGATGATGAAGAACCAAAGGCATCTACACAAAAAGCATCTCCTCTTAAAGAAGATGTAGCATCGGCATTCGATGATTTATTTAACAACTAAAAAAAGTTATAAATGGCAAAAAGAGAAGAAGATTTAGCAAGTTTACTTGCCGATTCTCTAAACAAACAAAATAAGGATGGTAAGATTGCTTACTTTCTAACAGATGAGGGTGGTGATGCTCCTACCAATGTAAAGGATTGGGTATCTACCGGAAACGCTATGTTAGATGTTGCAATCTCAAACAGACCTTATGGTGGATTGCCAGTTGGTAGAATTACAGAAATAACGGGTTTAGAGCAGAGTGGAAAATCTCTGCTCTCTGCCCATTTATTAGCTGAAACACAACGCAAAGGTGGTGTTGCAGTTCTGATTGATACCGAAACCGCAGTTAGTAGAGAATTTTTAGAAGCAATTGGAGTAGATATCTCAAAACTCCTATATGTTTCAGTTGATACCGTTGAAGGTATTTTTGAAGCATGTGAAACAATTATTGAGCAAGTTCGTAAAGGTGATAAGGATAGATTGGTAACAATAGTTGTGGATTCAGTAGCAGCAGCATCAACACATAAAGAGTTAGAAGCTGATTACGGTAAAGATGGTTATGCAACTGATAAGGCAATTATTATCTCCAAAGCAATGAGAAAGATTACCAATATGATTGGTAGACAATCTATTGCATTAGTATTCACAAATCAATTAAGACAGAAGATGAACGCAATGTTTGGAGACCCGTGGACAACATCGGGTGGTAAAGCACTTGCATTCCACGCATCTGTTAGATTGAGATTGAAGAATATGGGGCAATTGAAACAAGGTGATAGAATCGTAGGTATCAAAGTTAGAACACAGGTTATTAAAAACCGAATGGGACCTCCTTTGAGACACGCGGATTTCGATATCTTCTTTGATAGAGGTATTGATAATTTCGGAGGTTGGTTAGCAGTTATGAAAGATGCTAAACTTCTAAAGCAAGGTGGAGCATGGTATGAATACACTGATATTGATACAGGTGAAATTATGAAATTTCAATCAAAGGACTTCGCTAAATTATTAGAAAACGAAGAACTTAAAGACCAAATCTATCGTAGGATTTGTGAAGCAACAATTTTATTATACAAAGCAGCATCATCGGATGAAGTTGAAATAACAACGGACGAAGGAAATGAGTCAGATTAACAAAAAGTATTTAGATATACTAAAACAAATAGATAGGGAACATAATGATTTTGGAGATTTACATCGTAACTCTAAAACATTAGTTATTGATGGTCTTAATACCTTCATTCGTTCCTGGTCAACTGCACCTAATCTTAATGAGAATGGTGACCATATTGGAGGAATAGTCGGTACTTTAAAAAGTATCGGCTATGCCATCCGAACAATCAATCCTACCAGAGTTGTAATCGTATTTGATGGTAAAGGTGGTTCGAATAGTAGGAAAGAAATATATTCCGGATACAAATCGGAAAGAGGCAAGAATAAAATCAAAATGAGATTGAATCGTGCCGCATCTATTCAAATGACACCTGAAGAAGAAAGTGCATCAATGAAACGTCAAATGACGGCATTAGGTGAACTACTTTCAGTTCTACCCGTCACTATTATGATATATGATGGAATTGAAGCGGATGATGTAATGGCGTACATTGCTACTCAATTAAAAAAAGAAAACGAAAAAGTTGTGATAATGAGTTCCGATAAGGACTTCATTCAATTGGTAAATAAAGATGTGAGTGTGTATTCACCATCTAAAAAGAAAATATACAATATTCCAGAAGTTATTGAGGAGTTTGGTATTCACCCACACAATTTTATTAATTTCAGAATAATTGATGGTGATAAATCTGATAATGTAGAGGGTATTACAGGATTAGGATTAAAAACAATTCTTAAAGCATTTCCAATATTAGCAGATGAGGAAGTTCATACTACCGATTCTATGTTAGAGTATATTAAAACTCAACCAAAAAAAGTAAAGGGGCATGAATTGTTTGAAAATAATTTGGAAATCTTAAAAAGAAATCGTAAATTGTTTCAACTTTCTGAACCAACATTTAGTGGTAATCTTCGAATGAAAATTATAGATAGATTTGAAGAATCAGTACCAAAGTTTAGTAAGCAAGAATTTTTAAAAGTAGGATTGAAAGCTCGTATATTGGATTCGTTTCCAAATGTTACGGACTGGTTACAATCCACATTTTCTCACATAGCAAAATTTTAAAAAAATGTCAAACAAATTAGTAAAACCGTTAGGAGATAGAGTTCTTCTAACAGAATTAGAACCAGAAGTTTCACAAACTGCAGGTGGTATTATTATACCTGATTCAGTACGAAGTGAAGATGTAAAAAGAGCAAAAGTAGAATCGGTAGGACCTGGTATTTACACACAGAGTGGAACATTAATTCCAATGAGTGTTGAAGTAGGTGATGAAGTAATTCTCCCACCATACCATCAGGGACAAGAAATCAAAGTAGGTGGTAACAAATACATCTTATTAAGAGAATCAGAAATTTTAATGGTAGTTAAATAATTTTAAATTTAAACACGGAACAGATGAAGTGTATCAGAAGTAAAGATGGAGAAATCCGCAGAGTAAAAGAAGAAGAAGCAGATTTAAAAGTGTTTCAATATGGGTGGGTTTTCGTACCCAAATCGGAGTGGAAAGCACTTCGTAAAC